GCATTCTATTCTAAAAAGACATTGGAACCTGTTTTACTGGCCATTCAAGAGAGATGCAAACGATTAGTCATTCTTACAGATGATACGCCATATTTAACGGCTATACAAGACAAGGATTCTGTGTTTGACAAGGATACGTGTTTGTTGTTGTTTGAACATTATATGCTCATTGCATTTGCGGAATACATGAAACTCGCAACGGATGATGTCACGATGCTTGCTGAAGAAGAAACTGCCCAGACTACAGGTGCACAAGAAACGTTCGAGATAGAAAATATTGATGACGATTTTGCGTCTTCAGATATAATAACCAAGAATATAGAAGCGGAGTTATTATTACAAGGCAATTTGAAAAACCTGAAAACAAGCGTCGCAAACTTGTTGCTCACCTACTTGAATTTGATATATGACGGCCAAGAAAGGATTGATTATTCTTATGACGAAGTTATGGACTATGTCTTCAAATTGAAAGAAAGAGAGAAGGACACATTCACCGACAAGTTAAAACGAATGACGGATGAGAAACGCGACGTGGATAATCTCTTGAAGGCGAACAGACTTGGCGACTGGAGCAAGGGATTGCAGAAAGGTGTTACTCGATATGTTGGTAAGACCTATGATGAAGAGGTAGAAATCATGAGCAAAATCGCAAACATAGAACGTAGCACGGGTCGTAAACGCGGTGGTGCAGAAGATGACCCCGAGCATTTGGAGGAAATAGATGCAGATGATATGGCGGATGCCGAAGTATACGACATGGCAGATATGAATGATGATTATGCCGACGGCAATTTTGGGGCCGACGAGGTCGATAATCAAGGAGATTATGAGTAGATATTAAGATAATTTTTGATATAGATTACGCATACTTTACCAATATTTTTGTGTAATATTAGTATAGTAAGTATGAACCGCAATTTTCTTCAAACAAATGTAGTGGCAGTCGCGATTATTTTGTTTCTTATATTTTATGGAGTTGTCCAATACATAAAACCGGCCTTTTTGTATAATACCGACGGCAGTTTGCGCGTGTTTGGTGTGGGTTATAGGAACAAAACTATATTACCCATGTGGCTATTTTCTCTCGTTTTAGCCATCCTATGTTATTTAGCCGTCTTGTATTATTTGGAGTTTCAGCAATATATATAAGGTGTGTTGTATTGTTTGTATTATGGTGTTATGAATACATGTCTATTTGATGTAAAATAGACATGTAATATGAGGCGGTGTTGTGGGTTGTGGGTGGTGGGTTGTGAGTCCCAGACCATTTAACCGAGACTATATGGGATCGAATTAGCAATCGCCTTTGCATTGTCCGCTGCTTGTTGTTTATCCAGGTATTGGTCATATTTAGCATTCGCGACTTTGGGGTCGACTTCACACGCCTTGTTTGCAATTTTAAATCCGATAATGGATATTAACAATATGGCAGTATAGATATACCAACAAGCTTCGCCAATATTATCACGTAGAACCACTATATCCAACAATGCTTGTTGTTTTTCAGCCATATCTTCTGCCTGAGGATTTTTCATCAATGGCGTCAATGTCTTCCAATATGACATGAAGTTGCTTGGCACGATTTGATTTATCAATATAGATATATTTCCAACCATTTTCATTACGGCCTCTGCCGCATCTTGCATTGCTTGCTGTTTTGTCTCGTCTGTGCCATCGCTTGCTTGCTTTATTTTATCGTTTATGTCAGTATCTACCAACAACTCGGCCAATAGCTTGTTTGCGGAATTAGAAACGGCGTAATACCCAATCACGTCTGAAAACGCGCTTTTCATGCCAGGAAAATTAATCATTACCGCAATGAGTATGCCAAACATCGCGAGCCATGGACCAAACGTTATTAACATTGCATAGCCTAAATTGGTCGTCCATCCTCCACCGCATTTACTTTCCATCGTGGACATGTTAATGGCTAATTGAAAAAGCAATACTGCCATGAAATAAATGCCGTATGATTTGTATGGTGAGGCGGGACTGGATAATGTATCAATCGTTGGTTTAGGCTTTCCGTAAGCAAAGAATAAAATGGTTATTAAAATAAATATGATAATATTCATATAGGTATTATCCGAACCCGATTCGTCCGCCATGATAGTATAGATATTGTGTATAAATTATTTTACAATTATAAAAGTATAATTTAACTAACCCTCCATGAATTATGACGAATTTTCTAAACCCCTGTTGGTTGAGCCAGGAATCAAGTATTTTTTACATGAAACCTTGAAACAATGCAAGGTTTACAAGGAAAAATATAATAATTATCTTTACAACACCGGACTCTTTATCTTTTTTATCCTTATTTTAGGAGCAATTCTATTATACAAGTATAGAGGCAAGCTTTCCACGGAAGAAATGCAGCAAAAAGATAGAGAGAAAAAACAATACATTTTGTCTAAAATCAAGAACTTTCAGGACGCAAAACGTATCGCCCATCAAGAATTAATTACGAGTCTTCCGAATTGGGACAATGAATATGAACTAATATCACGTAAAATAATATAATAATACTATAAATGAACGGCGACCAAGAACTATATCGGGCCTTGAATACATATTATAGTCTTAAATCTGAGTATGAAGACAATGTTGACAAATTAAAAAAGAAGATTATGGAGAATAAAACATTAAGCTGGAAAGAGAAACATAAGGAGTTTCGAAAAATGAAACCCAAGTGTATTAATTGCAATCGGCCCGTAGGAACTATATTTGATATTCGGTTTCAAAAGGAGGTTGAATCTAGAATTGCTAAAGCTATGTGTGGAGATAGAACCAATCCGTGTGCTTTAAATATAGATCTAAATTTGGGTGTGGTTGTGAATATTGAAGACGAATTGCACGACAGCGAAAGCAAAATCAGAGAGATCCGTCGCGAAATTATCAAGGACAAGAATGATCTATTATTTGGATATGTATCCGCGCCCGATGCGATTGCAAAGTTTGACAAAATTAAAGAAAAAATGGCTGATGCAAACGCGAGCTATGAAATCATCTTGAATACATACATGTCCATCGTTGACAATAAGCCAGTCAAGGAAAAGATAAACAAACTTTTATTGGACACCTATGCAGATATTCAATCCAGCCATGAATTGGTGAATAAATACGAGAGAGAACAAAATGTGGATTTTATAAATGATTTGGTCACTATGTATATCACACAATTGACACCTAAACTCGTCGAACTTCGGCGGTTGTTGTATCCATATTGTGCTGTCGACAAGAATGATAATACTTGTGTTTTAATTCAGCGAAAAATGGAAATAGAACAAATGGAATTAGATATGGCGACGAATCCTCGCGGCGTAATTAATTTCGACGTTGGAGACAAGGTTAAACTACGGCCAGGAGCGGGGGCTGCGCGAGGTCAACCCAGAGAGAGAGTTGTTGAGCAAACAAGCAGAGAGATTGAGTTTGACGAGAATGACGATGAATAAATCGCCTCCTTGTAAAATAATAATGTCCACAAATGTATATAGGAATTATGTTCATGAAATATGTTTCTTTACCCGTGTTTTTAATAAGTTTAGCATTTGGCTTATTTTTTGTGTATATTTACGGCGAAGATTTAAAACCAATATACGTGTATCCCACGCCTGAAAATGTAAACAAGATTTTGTATCAAGACAAGGCGGATAATTGTTTTCAATATAAGGCAATGGAAACCGAATGCACCGCCGATGCAAAGGATTTATCCATGCAGACATAAAACACATATTTTTCGAATGTTTTCTCATGTTATAGTATATGATGCATCTTGGTAAATTGGTCCATACCCAAACTGGAAAATATGTTTTATCTGTTATTTTAGGCTTGGGGCTCGCTTCTTTCTTTAGAACGGTGTGTAAAGGGAAAAATTGCATTGCCTTCAACGCGCCACCAATTGAGGAGATTAAAGATAAAGTATTTAAGTATGACAATAAATGTTATAAATATGAACCCACGCAAAGAAAGTGTGATAAATCCATGAGAATCGTCTCGTTTTCGTAGAAGTAATTGAATTGCGTAAATATAATTCATCCATCAATATTTACGTAATATATTATGTCCAACACGACAAATATTTTTGATTTACCTGTAGATCCTGCAGGCGGCGGTGGCGGAGGAGGACCCGTGCAAAACATGTCATTAAATGCAAATGAAGCCCGACCAATGCAACCACAGCAACAACCGCCGCCAAACTTGAATACAAACGGACCGCCACCTTTAGACCAAAATACTATCAATCACATCGTGAGTGGTATTCAACAAGCAAGTAGTTCGGGCGCAACGCAATTACCATCACGCGATATGCCTACATCTACAAATCATATTGCGCAAGATGTGCAGGTTCAGGCAAATTATGTGCCTCCGCCCCCCCCGCAACATAGTGATTATATTCAACAATACGAGGAAAACAATGACATAGTAGACGACTACTATGACACGCAAAAACGCAACGCTTCGTTGGATAGCATGTATGATGAACTACAAACACCCTTGTTGCTCGGCGTTTTGTTTTTCTTGTTCCAGTTGCCGTTTTTCAAGAAATACTTGTTTGCGTATATGCCAATGCTATTTTTGAATGACGGAAATTATAACATATACGGGTTTGTTTTTATGAGCGCCTTTTTTGCGTTTGTGTATTATATCTTGAGTAAAACGATGAATAACTTGAACAATATCAAATCACAATAGGGCTGTATCGAAATAGAATAAAATATATAGTCGTAAGCATATATATTTTATGTGGGTATGGGGTATGGGTTGTGGGCTGTGGGCTGTGGAGGGGAGGCGCGTTGCTCTAGATGTGCACATTCGGATTATAATTATTCAAATGACACATTCGATGAAACTCACTTTGACCTTCATGCTTTGATTTATCATCGCCTTCTTCTACTGCCAACATTGGGGTTATTAAAGCGCGTTTTCCAAATTTTGTAATCGTCCAATCAGGATTATAGTGGATCTTTTCCAATTGTTCAATGGCGAATTCAATAGTGTATTTATTAAGTAGGGTTTCGGCGTGTTTACGGGAAATCAAGTACATTTGACTCCCCCAAATATTGTCTGGATACCAGTGATATGTATAATTCTCGTTTTGTTTTAATAGCGGAAAATGAGAGTTTCCTTTGACTCCATATCGGTACAAATATCCAAGCAGCAATAAATCTAGTCCCAATGCATCGAAGTCTTGTATAATTTGTGGTAGATGTTCATGCAAATGCTTGGATACGTGTATATCGTCTTCACATACGATGCAATGCTTGGCAGATGTATTCTCGTAAAAATGGCGAATCGAGTCTAGATGCTGTAACATGATGGAGCTTGTCCGCTTATAAAGAGGCGTGTTTTGCATTCGCGGATCATTTTCGAAAACCGGGTTTACAAAATGTAAATCGATTCCGAGTTGGTCGAATCGCGATACCATTCGTTCCTTTCTGGCATCGTCCTTAAAGTTAATTACGTAAAAAACAACCATATTATACTTTACAATATATATATATCTTTAATATAATTTAAAACTGCATAAAAAAATATTCTATATATAATAAAATGTTCATCAAGAATGTTGCGTTTGTTTTTGCGTTATTCGCATCGGAGGTTTGTGCAGGGACGATTAGAGAGAGATTTCAAGACTGGGTTGACAGGTTCGCCATGGATTTTGAAAACACAATGCATTATGAATCTACATTTTCAAAGTGGATTGAAAATGATAAATTCATTGAGGAAATGAATGGCAAGAATTTGACTTATACGCTAGGTCATAATCATTTTTCCGGTATGGACTCCGTTGACTTTAGCAAATATATTGGATTGTCAGGAGGTTTTTTGCACAATGACTATACTAGTAATTTGAGAGGATCGGCTGATGTGGATATTAAGGCTCCTGTGAATGTTCATGGCAAAATGTCGGAATATAAATGCTTAAAGGGTTGTGTGGACGAATTTGCCGAGAGTGAAAAGATGGAATCTTTAAAGTGCATGTCTGGTTGCGTTGAGCGCAGTAAGTCGTCCGCCGCGTCGAGCGTAGATTGGGTATCCGCTGGCGCAGTGACCCCCGTAAAGGACCAAGGACAATGTGGGTCTTGCTGGAGCTTCTCTACCACTGGAGCTTTAGAGGGCGCGTATTACACTACTTATGGATCGCTTCCATCTTTTTCTGAGCAGCAATTGGTTGACTGCGATAATCGTCAACATGGAGGCAAGGACATGGGATGCAATGGTGGTCTCATGGACAATGCCTTCACTTGGATTAAGAAAAATGGTGGTCTTTGCACTGAGGTCTCGTATCCTTATGTTTCTGGCACGACCAAGACTGCTGGCACTTGCCAATCTACTTGCTCTGCGGTTAAAAATAGCGCAGTTGTTAGCTACACGGATGTTCCGACCAAGTCTGATAGCGCTATGATGCAAGCGCTTACCCTACAACCCGTGTCTGTCGCGATTGAGGCAGACCAAAAGGCCTTCCAGCTCTACAAGTCTGGTGTGTTTACTGGTGAGTGCGGTGTTAACCTCGACCACGGAGTGTTGGTTGTTGGATACGGAACCATGTCTGGTGCGGATTATTACAGAATTAAGAACTCGTGGGGAACCACATGGGGTGATGCTGGATACATCTATATTGGGCGCGGATCTCAATTCAACGATGGTCAGGGACAATGCGGTGTCTTGTTGTCGGCCAGTTATCCTACCCTCTAAATAAATCAATTGATCAATTTTTCAATCAAAATCTCAAAAATATAATATAACATAATAATTTTTCTCAAATATCATGTTATACTGCCAAGTATTTCTTATCAATTGCCGTGCTCTCTGCGATGCGTCGAAATATCTTTCCAAAGTCTCTCTTCACTTCTGCATCGTCGACTGGACCGATGGCTTCCATATTGATTTTCAAGTATTGTGCGTTTTTCCTGCTGTTGTATTCAGTGCAACCTTGATTCGCCTTTTTCCAATCGTCCACCCTTAAAATGTTCTTGATAGTCAGTTGCTTAATAATTTTTCTGAGCCTGTCCAGGTTCGCATTATCCATCTCCCACTTGTTGTCATCTTTGATATGTATGATTTCTCTCTTGACGTCGCTACAATGAATCGGTCTCTTGGTTATATCCAAACTATTCAATCGGTTGATAAAGACACGCGACATGCCTTCGGCAAACCCTATTTCGCCCATCTTTTCCAGTTCAGGCAAGCTCAATTCTAGCGATTTGATGAAATCCTTCATATTCATGGCATCTTTGCACGTCTCGTTCAAGAAGAATTGTAGGTTGAATGTCTTGTTGTGGCTATTATTGTTGCTATTTGTTTGGTTGATGGTATTATTGACGTGACTATTTTTTGTGACTTCTAACAATTGTTTATGCAAATCTATATTCTCCTCGTGCTTTTCATATAATTGCTTGTTTTGGTCCAGAACAAGTTGCTTGAATTCTTGATTTTGCTTGATTAATTCCATAATTATATTTGTTGGAATAGTTGGTAATTGAATATCGTCTTGTGATGGGACATGTTCTTCAATAGTCGTATGAATTTGTATGCATTTTTGTTTATGGTTCCACAAGGATGATGCGTGCATATATTGCTTACCACAATCACATGTGTATTCTTTGTGGTCGTTTATATCAACAACTAAATGTTGTAATTTGTTCGTATTTGTTCGTATTTTATGTTTTGCAGTTAAAATATGTTTATCATAACACCATTTTCTATCCGTAGTATAGTCACAATGTTTACAATATAATTTATCTGCAACTTTTAGTTGAAAATTGTTCGTCATTTCTTCGTATATTAGACGAAGATAAAAAGTTGCTAAATAAAACCGCGCCAAAAAATAAAAAAATTAGCGTAACAAATTTGAAAATATTTTTTCGGTCGTGAGACGCTAATTTTTCATTATGCTCACAAATGATCGATTTTCCAAAAGTATTTTAGGATTTTCAAAAATGGACATTTATAAATGTCCAATTTTGATTTCTTGAAAAAGGATTTGGAGTGAAAAATCGTAAAAACGCAGGGGTGGGAACTTTCGTCCCACACCCCCAAAAAAATAAAATATTACATTTGTTGAAAAAATAAAACGTAATATTTTCAGGACACGATATTATGCAGTGGGTAAAGGAGCCAAACAGAGACGAATAGACCCGAGGGACGCCACGTCATACTTCACAACCAGCGGCAAGTCATTCTCCAAATAGATTTCAATTTGAGAGCACAAGTTGGTGCATTTGATGAAATAACCGAGATTTTTCAATGAGAATTCACCCTGGATAATCTTGCTAGAGTCCTGCTTCAAAACAAATCCCATGCTTCCATCTGACTCGGCGCGATGAATTTCGGCGCTTGCGAACTGACCGGAGCACTTGAAGATAAGCTCGTTGCCGACGGACTTGATCTCCAACTTGTCTGAAATGCAAGACAAGTCACGAATAATCTTCTGAAAATCAGAAGAAGGCAAGTTGATGACCGAGGAAAACTTCACGTCAGGGTACTCCAACTCGTCCAACTCGGGCTCAATGAGACGTAGCTTTTGGGTCTTACATTGCTTAATCTCGCCATTCTCAAACTTTAATGCTAAATGAGAAACGATTCCATCCACATAATCGGCGTTCTCAATATAAATCGTCAAGGTGTCGTCGTTATCAATCGAATTAATCAACTTGAACAAGTGAAACATATTAACACCAATAATGATCTTCTCCTTCTTGCACTCATAGAACTCAAAGTTGTGGGCGTCCAAAAACAAATGCGCTAAAATAGTATGAGACTTGTCCATGTTGATGATACGAATGCCATCGGGCTGAAAACAAATATTTGTCTCCAATAAAATATCCTTTAGCGCGGTCATTAAAGTACGAAAAGGGGCGATTTGCACAGTCTTGATAGTTAACACATTGTTGGTTGTCGAGGAATTTAACGCGTAATTGCTCATTATGAGTTATTTTACGCAAATCTTTAAATCCTTTAACATTTAAAATGCCATTTTGAATATAATAAAATAATATAAATATTTTATTATATATAATATCGTAATGGATAATCAAAATACAACAAAAGAATTAGAAGTATTAAAAGAAGATAATGCTAAACTAAAAAAAGAGAATGCTAAACTAAAAGAAGAATTGCAATATACTAAATCGCATCTTAAAAAATATACTGCACCTGCAAGCAGTAAGACATATTATGATAAGAATAAAGAAGTTA